GGAGCGACCAGTGAGACGGCGATGCCTCCTCCGATGAGCGCGTGGATGACGTTCCGACTCGCCCATGATGCCGAGTACGGCGAGAGGACCGTGAGCGGAGTCGTCGTCCCGGTCCCGTTTCCGGCTGAGATAGTGGACGTCATGTCACGGTCCTATCGGCTGACGAGTGCCCGGCTTGACGAGGACGGCCGGGACGTAAATGGTCGGAGGCTTGTAGTTGTTGATCGCCGTCGTCGCGCCGGAGAGGTTCGCTCCGACCTTGACCGTCGCCTCATACGCTTTCGTCGCGACCTTATCGATCGCGGTCGAGGCGGTCGTGAGGCTCGAGTCCGTCTTGACCTTGACCGTCGCCTCATACGCTTTCGTCGCGACCTTATCGATCGCGTCGTCGGCTTTCTTGGTGTCGGCCGTGACCTCAACGTCGACGTCGGCCTCCGGCGTGAAACCCTCATCGAACGAGACACTCGCGCTCGAGCCGGCGTTCCCGGCGATACCGTCGAGAGCATCAATGAACGGCTGACGCGCCTCGGTCGGGAGCGCCGAGACTTGCGCGACCCATTGCGTCCGGCTCTCCTCCGGCATCGCGAGGAGAGCGGTCCAGTCCTCGGCGCTCATCGAGAGCGTCGCGAGGTTCGCCTCGTACTGAGCGACTGCTCCGGCATGTTCCTGGACGTACGTCAGCCATCGGTTTATGTCGAGAGCGCCGTCCTCCGACGTCGCGAACGCCGTCGCGTCCTCGACCATTGAGGCATACGCCGTATCGACCGAGTCGCGTACGGCGTCGACGGCGTCGATCCGGCGCTGAGCCGTCTCCTCGGCCGCGTCGGCGCGAGCCTCCTCGGCCTCCTGCTCTCGTTGCATCGCCGCGAGGCCGGAGTCCGTCGCGGTCGCCGACGCTTCGCCGATGGCTTTCCGTCTCGACACCTCGTCGTCGAGGTATCCGAGGAGTAGCCTCTGCTGCTCTGTCGTCTTGATGAGCGCCCGGTACTCATCGTGCTCGGTGGCCGTGCGCGTCTGCTGAGACGTGAGGATATCGAGTCTGCGCTGATCGGCGTCGGCCGCTTTCCGGACTGCTTTCGTGTACTTCTCGAGCCGTCCGTCCGTCAGCCGGAGGACGTCGGCGACGTCGCCTCCGGACTCGCCGACTCCCTCGAGCGCGGTCTGAAACTCCTCGAGCGCGTCGGTATCGGCCTGAAAGAACCACTCGAAACCCTTGCCTCCGGTTTCCTGTAGCGTCTCGAGCTGCTCGATGATCTGATCCGTCGAGGCGATGAACTCGGACGGATCGATGCCCTCCTCGAGCGCCTCGTGTACATCCTTGACGGCCTCCTCTCGGATCGCTTTCGCTTTCTCGGCCTCGGCTTGCGCGGCCGCGATGAACAGTCCGATGCCGATCGATGCCGCGCCGAGCGCAACGCCGAGCGGTCCTCCGATCGAGGCCGCGAGGCCTCCGAGCGTCCCTTGAACGAGGTCGGACGCCGATGCCATGTCGCCGGAGAATGACGACGCTACCTCGCCGAAGTTCTGCTTAGCCTCATCCTTGAACTCCGACGTAGCCGCGCCGGCTTTCTTGAGCGAGCCGTGAGTACCGTCGCCGATCTTGGCCGTCTTGCGCTGAGCGTCCTCGGCCGCATCGCCGATCTTGTCGAGGTCTTTGACCATCGAGCGAGCCGTGTCGTCGCCGGCGTCGCTGAGGTCTTTGACCTCGTCGACGAGGTCTTCGACGGACTCGGTCCCTTTCCTGAACGAGGCGATGAATGAGCGGACGTCGGCGACGAGGCTGATCTTGATCGCGGCCATGACCTTACCTCTTACCCTCGAGCGCGTCGTGTACGTGTTTCATCGTGATCTGTACCCATAGCGAGATGAGTCTCGGGGCTACCTCGGCGAGTGCGGGATAGACGACGTAGCCGGACTTCCTCCTCGGCGGAGCGCCGTGGACTTTGGAGTATCCCTTGTTGTCGCCGAACTCAAACGTCTTACCGAGGCCGATGGGCGTCCCTCCTCCGGAGAGGGCCTTACGCTTCTGAGTCGCCGACGTGAGCGTGAGTCCGTTGTTCGATGCCTTGACGACCGACGTCTTGACGAGCAGCCGTGACTGCTGCTCGGATGCTGGCCGACGCTGGAGTTCCTCACGCCACGCGCTAGCGCCGACGGCTCGAGTCTCTTTCCTGATCGTGGATTGAACGCTCTTGTCTACGGCTTGCATCGCGAGGAGCGTGACCTTGAGCGTCGCGGACTCCCGGACGCTGATGAATCCGGCCACGGTCCGAGCCGCTCTCAGGCGACGTCGTCGGCGGGAGGCGCGTCGAGGACTCCCGGAACACCGGCCGTGTACGTCGGGACCGGCCGACCAACGATGCCGAGCGTGACGCTCGCCGTCGCGACCGAGTCCACGTCGCCTCCGACCGAGCCGGGAGCGACGGCGACTGTTCCGGTCCACGCCGTCGAGCCGAGCGTGAGGTCGGTCGCCGTGTCGTCGGGATTGAGCGTGAACGGGACCGTCTCGCCCTGATGATCCCAGAGCCACTTGCTGAGCGACTCGGCCGAACTCCAATCCTGCGCGTACGTGAGTTCGAGCGCGAACGTCGTCGCCTGGGGGAACGTGAATACTGCGGCCGGCTTGAGGCCCTTGAAATCGGTCGTCCCGGAGGAGTTCGTGATCGATGCCGTCGAGACTGCGGCCGCGAAATCGTCGGACCCGAGGGTGACGATCGCGTTCCGCATGATGAACGGACGAACGGCTACTTCAGCCATGACTAACTCGCTTTCTTGGTTGCGGCACGTCGCCGAGGTTTGGTTTCAGGATCGGGAGGAGGAGGATCGGCCGGCGTCGCCTGAGCGATCGTCCAGCAAGTGACGTCGTACGCGAGGCCCACGCCTCCGGGACCGAGGACTTTCTCGGCCGAGTCCCACGCGAACCAGTCGAGGGCGTTCAGGTCGGCCAGAAGCGACGGCACGAACTCGTCGAGCTCCTTCTCCGCGACGGTCGGGTCCAGTGCCGGCGAGCAGACGGACAGCACATACTCCATCTTGAACGCGGCCCGCGGTGCCTCCGGGAGGGGTGCCATCGTGAGCTGCTTGAACATGATGGTGATCCGGTCCAGGACGTCGACGTTGTCCTGGTACGGGATCACATGCGTTCCCGCCGGGACCGCCGCGGTGACGGCGGCGAGCAGCGTGTCACGAGGCGACACCATCAGCGCACCACCGGCTTCGCGCGCTTCGGGCGGATCATCAGCTTGACGGTCCACTTCATCGACGACGGGGTGAACACGAAGCCCTCATCCCCGAAGCCCTGCGAGGACGGGTCGATCTTCACCGCGTTCCAGTTGTCCTTGGTCTGCGCGAGCTGCGCCAGCCGATAGTTCTGCGGCACCGTGTCGGGGTCGGCGGCGATGGCGTCGGCGGTCTTCTGCGGCCCGTAGGCGAGGACCTCCATCGCCGCCACGTCCAGATGCAGTTGCAGGAACTCGTCATCGGCGGGCGCGTCGCGCCACATGTCGCGGGCCTCGTCAAGAGTCAGCCATCCGGCCATCGTTCACCTCCTCCACGGTGTGAAGCCCGACCGCCGCCGGTGGGAAGGCCCTTGGGGGAGCCGCGGCGACGGTCGGGGCACTGTCACTTCTTCGACGACGCCGCCGCGGCGGCTGCCGGGATGGTGATCGTGGACTTCTGCACACCGGCCGGGTACGTGACACCGACCGCGATATAGCCGAACAGCGCCTCGTCGACACCGCCCAGGATCAGATCCGGGGCGGAGACGCGGATCGGGACACCGGGGAGCTCCCACGCGGTCGCAGCCGACTTGGAGCCGACGATGGCCTGCCCGGGGTCGAGACGGTCATCCGGGAGCAGTGGAATGCCGTTCAGGTTCCCGTCCGCGATGTTGATCACCGGCGAGAAGTAGGCCGACTGCTCCCCGTTCGTGACGTCGGTGAACGCGTCGAACACGTCCGGGGCGACGACCGCGAACGTCGGGGCCACGCGGGCGGCGATCACCTTCCGCGCCAGCTGCACGAGCTGACCGCTGACCGTGGTGGACGTGAGCGTCGCCGGGGTCGCTCCGGCGAGCAGCTTCTCCAGCGCGAAGTCGTCCGACTGCACGTAGTAAGAATCTACGGTCGCCTGGATGAAACTGTCGATCACCTCGGTGACGTTGAAGTCGTAGTACTCACGGGCCAGGTCGTTTACATTCCCGAAGCGCTGCGCCGTGAACGAGACCGGGCCCGCCGTCGCGGTGCTCGACGGGACAGGAGTTTTATTGCCCGACCACCGCTGAACACCTGGACGGGTGAGCCATTGCCATCCCGTCGCGACGAGCGACTTGAGGGTGTCCTGGGTGAGCAGGGGAACGATGGTCCGTTCGAACCGCGTACCGGCGGCGAGCTCGCCGAGCCAGGTCGCCGGGAGGCCTGCCTGGTATGCGATGCCGTTGACGTCGTCGTACGTGATGTTGTTCACCGCGAACATGCCGATGTCCTTGGCGTCATTCAGGTACGGCTGCAGGGCAGTGGTGCTGCCCGTGATCCGATGCTGTTCGAGGGCGGAGAAGAATCCGGCCTTGGTGAGTGCGGGTGCCTCGGCCTTACGCCGCGACGCCAGCATGGATGCGGGAGCGATGACCTCGGCCACAGCGTCCTCCTCTGGTTCTGCCGGCTCTTCGTCCGGTTCTGTTTCCGGCTCGGCAGGTGCCTCGTCGGTGTCTTCGTCTTCGACGACTTCCTCGGTGCCGATCAGGCTGAACAGTGCGACGTCGGTTCCCTCGAACGCGGGAGTCTTCGTGACTGCGGCGCCCGCGAGTCGGCCAGCGCCTCTGTCGCCGGGGAAGCGTTGCAGGGCGTCGATCTCGGCGGAGAAGTACGCGGTGCCGCCGTGCGAGGCGATCCAGGCGTCGCCCTCGTCGGTGTCCGCGATGCGGAACGCGGCGGCGATGCCGGCCTCGGTGTCCTCGAGCTCGATCGCGCGGCCGATGACGTGGAATCGTTCGTGCTCATCGTTGAGGCCGATCACGATCGGATCGCGCGGGATCGCGACGGAGCCACGCGGGAACGTGATCGGCTGCGTCTGCGATGCGGAGACGCCCTTGGACTTCACTCCCCAGGGGAGCAGCACACCGCGGGCGATGCGGGTTTCCGGGTTGATGCTGAACAGTCCTGCCTCGCTCATGCTGGCGTACCTCCTGAATTGGGGACGAGCGCGTCGGAGGTGACCTGCCCGAGACTCTCGCCGACGATCTGCGCGGCGTCCTGGATGGCCGGGTGCCCCGACTGGCTGGTGATGATGGGGCCGGGTGCTTCGGTGTAGGCCTGCGCCCACGCGAAGCGGACGGTCTGCCCGCGGGCGACGACGTCGTCCTGACTGAGCCGGTCCTCGATCGGACGCGCCCAGTAGGGGACGGTCAACTGGTCCACGCTGGACGCCTGCCCCTCCTGCGTCACATAGGTCAGCGACGCGGTCGCGGTCGACGCATCAAGCAGCGACCCGGGCAGTTGCAGGAACGCGGCCACGTCGAGGCGGCTACTGTTGCGCGCCTCGATGAACATGTCCGGGGAGTACTGGCCGAGCGCTTTCGCTTCGATGCTGTTCGGCGTGTACGCGATGCCGCCGTTCTCCGACGCACGCGCCGCGGCCCACGCGTCGACGACTTCCTGCGCCTCGTCCGGGTCGATACCGGATTCGACGGTCTCGTGCAGCTCAATCATGGGGATGGGGTTCTTCGCCCGCTGCACCCACGCCTTCTCGAGCTCGACCGCGCCGGTCAGGGTGCGGGTTGCGTGGGCGAGCAGGCCCTCATCGAACCCGGGGATCAGGATCACTTCGGACTCATCGGCGGGGATCAGGTGACCGTCCGCGTCGATCAGGCAGATGCGGCCGGCTTCGTCGGTGTCCCAGTCCGCGAACGGAACGTGCCACGCCTCGAGGATCGGGCGGATGCCGCCGCCGGTGGGAGCCTCGCCCCGCTTCGTGCCCCACAGAGACACGCCGTAGAAGATCAGGTCATCGATGGTTTCGGCCATCCGCCGGGCTGGCCCTTGCCACCCAGGCGAGCGGAACAGCCAGTTCGGCTGCGTCTCAAGCCGTTCCCCACCCCGGTAGGCGACCAACGGTTTGTCGGCGATGAGCGAAACGATGATGCCGCGACCACGGGTCACGCCGGGAATGGTGACGGCCTGCGCACGCGTGATGGTCGGCACGGCGAGGGAGAAAACGTCATCCCAGACCACCGTGTTGAGCGCGCCATGCTGCCACGGTGACGGCATGTGCAGGGTGTTCTTCCGGTACGAATCCAGACGCCCGGGGTCGGGGCTGGTGACGTCGCGGTTCATCAGCCACGACAGCGTGCCCATTCCACCAAATGCCATGCCGCCAGGGTATGAGAAACGGGTAGTGACCTGGGATTTCCGCTATCGCGGGTTTCTCTCCCGATTACGACGCGCGGGCGGTGAGAATCCTCGTCCGGGCGGGCTTGCGGTCCAGGGTGGTGTCCCAGTTGCGGAGCGCGCGGGACGCGGCATCGAGGCAGGCGATGTCGCCGCCGGCTTGCATGGGCGTCCACGTCCACTGCGCGGTTTCGCCGGAGTCGCGTTTGGACGCGGCGGCGACCGCGGAGTCCAAACCGATCTGCCCGAAGTGCTTCAGGGTGCCGCGCTCGAGCTCGCGGAGGAACTGGATCGCGCCGGCGGAGATATCCGGCCACTGCTGCTTCTGGAGGAGCCGTTCTGCGACGCCGAAGCGGAGTACCTCACGTTGGGTTGCGGTGGCTTCCTTGTCGCGGACGTCGTAGGCGACGGTGGACCGCCGGTAGGTGGTGGTCAGGTGCTTGATGCGCTCGGGGATCCACCGGGTGCCGGGCCGGTGGTCGACGACCTCGAGGAACGCGACACCGTCACCGTTGCGCCAGGCTGCCACGATGGCGGCCGCTGACCCGCCGGGACGGATCGCGAGACCGAAGGTGATGACGTCGGGCTTGGGAAGCTTCTTCGGCAGGCGGGCGTCGTCCCAGAGCTGCGCGGTGATCGCCCGCTGACTGAACGTCTCCGGCCAGAGCGACAGGTACTCCCGCGCCCACTCCGGGCGGGGCAGCTCGGCCCACTGGGCGCGCATCTGCTCGATCGTGGTGAGCGTGCCAATGCCCGGATGCACGGCCTTGAGGATCTTCATCGCGGACGGCAGCTTCTCGATCGCCGCCCACGCGGTCGCGGCCGGCGCCGCATAGTCCAGGATCCCGACGTCCGGGTCGCCGGCCCGGCCACGCTGCAACATGTCCCAGAAGATCCCGGCACGGACCTCGCCCGCGGTGCCCGACACGATGATGGACGCGCCCGGGCGGGTGTCTTGCAGCGGGCGGATGCCGGCGAGCAGCTCGTCGCCGTTCTCCGGGGCGATCTCCTGCGCCTCGTCGATCCAGGACACGTCGGACGCCGCGCCACGGAAGTTCGCGGCCTTCGGGGGGATGTGCTTGAACGTGGAGCCGTTGTCGAACACGATGCCGGTGTCCACATTGCCTCGGAGGATGCGGAAACCGCGCCCGGTGGGCTCCTGATCCTCGAGGGGAGTGAGCTCCTCACCGAACAGGGCGACCTGGCGCTGCGCGTACTTCGGGCGGGCACGGGGCCGGCCTCTCAGCCACGGCGGAAGGTCCAGATCGTCGGGCGGGGTGATCGCCTCGAGCACGGACGCCCACTCACGGAACTGGCGCATCCCGGCGACACCCGACTGGGCCGTGTAGGTGACCTTGTAGTTGGGGCGCATCGCACACCGCCCCAACAGCACCAGGAAGATTGACGTCGACTTAGACGTGCGCCTCGGCATCTCGATCGCGAAGGTGCGGCGAGGGGCCGCGAGCGTGTCGGAGATCTGCAACTGCTGCGGATGCACCATTTGGCCGGGACGGTCGAAGCCCATGAGCTCCACCCCACGGACGAACTCGGCACGATGAGGGAGAGACTCGACGAACCCTGAGTGCCACGTCGGAGAAATCCCCTGGTCACGGCGTACTTCCCACGAGACTCCGGGAGAGAATTCGATGC